CATAATATCGCTAACAAATCTTCTTCCGGTCTCCCGGCAGCAGCAAGAATTTTGCGAATAATATCAAAAGCAGCAAGAATAAATAAAGGTGACATTCTTTTGTCAAATTTTGCATAATCACCTGCAACTAATTGGCCACAACCAAACTTAGTCAAGTAATCACGCAAATGCTTCCACTGGCAACTGTTGCAATTCAGTCCAGGAGCACCTTCAAAAAGCATGGGATTCAATTGAAAAACACGAACAAACGTCAACAACTGTTGACGATACACAAACTGCCAAGCAGCAGGACCTCCCATAAAACCTCTCGTTTTCTTAATGTCAATTTTTGGCTGTGGAATGGGCTCATCTTTCAAGCTCATAACAAACACAGGCATATAGCGTTCTCCACGCTTATAAACATCACGAATAAGTCTCACTTCTTCCATAACTTCCTCATCATAGACAACAGCATCCTTGTACACCTTATTCGGGGGAACAGGGACAAGGTACTGTTTCTTAGACTTACGATATGGGTAACCCATACTCGTTTGACGATTAATTTTATCCAAGAATTTCACACCTGGATAACCATTCATCGTTGTCATATCATCCAACTTCACCATCTCGGCAAGTTGGCCTTCAGGCAAACCTGATAAAATGTCCTTAACATATGCATCCACGCAAATGTCCAATACACCTTTATCAAATTCAAACTTTTGAGTCACAGTTGGTTCAACATTTTTGAACCAAACTTCAGGTCCTTTCATCACAGGTGGACCACATCGCTTCACAAAACCCTCTTCCACAGCGGCTTCGCAAATACATGTTTCCACAACTTTCGAGTTAGGAGCTGCACGCCAAGCTCCACCAGGTGTACTTCCATACACATGTGCTTGACCTTCAGTAGGCCATCTCAAAACAGATTTTTGATGTAAACTACCAACTTTCTCCTTCAAGTTCGGTAATCCACACTGAACCTGAATACCAAAAAATTTGATAGCTGCTTCTACATCTTCTGATAATACGCTGGCCGCGCCAGTAAATTGGGCATTCGTCATCAACTGATGAATACCTAAAATAACTGGTCCAGCTGGAGAAAAACCAATGAGTGGCGAACCACAATCACCAGCTTCTGTCATTTTTCCTGGAGTTCCATACCACACTTTAATTGTGGCTGAAACAGGCACAGGAACTACACTTTCAGCACATCGTATCGCAGAAACATTATTCGCTTCAGCAAATTTATTTCTACGACAATGAATGTACGAACCATTGCAAACAAGTTGTTCACAAGGCTTTTTCAAGAATAATTCAGTAGTATCCATTTTTGGAGGAAGAATGCACCAGAAAAAAGCCAAATCCTTTGCAGGAATTCGAAAAATCATCGATTCTGATAAAGCAAACTCAATATTCTTACTAATACTCCCAGTTTCGGGTTCTTGTGTCATAAAAACCTTCATCATAGGAACTTTAGGTAAACAATGATTATTAGTCATGTATACATGTCCAGCCACACACATTGCTGTGGCAGGAACATGATGCACACCTGCATCATCTGAATATTCACTCGAAATTGAAACAACATTCGGCAACAACTTTTCAATTATTGTATCACGAGGTAAACTATTCCAACCTGACGATTTCGAAGGAATCTGAAAACTACTAAGAATCATTTCATCACGCACCCAACAATTCTGTTTCTCATCTTTTGCAAACTCAGAAGGAACTGTTCCACACGTTTGTACTTTAATTTCCTCAGACTTGTCACCAAAAAACATCTTAGCAAAAATTGAAGTAGTCTTCCAAATTGTCCATACACTAAGTATTAAAGCGCAAAAACCTACAACCTTCCAGTTGTAACAGGTATCATACACTTTTTTACCAGCTTCTCCTACAATTTTCTTCATCTTCTTAACCTGATACAACATCATCAAATCAGAAGCTTTTTGCAAAATAATTTCAGAAAC